CAACACCACCGTATTCTCGGGCTACACCGCCGCGCTCTCTGGCAGCGACCAGTGGGACAACGCAGCCAGCGACCCGATCAGCAAGGCGCAGGACGCGCGCGACACGATCATCACCAACAGCGGCGAAGCTCCTAACACCTGCATCATGGGCTTCGAGGTCTACAAGGCGCTCAGGCAGTCCAGCCTGATCCTCGAATACACCAGCCGCACCGCCAACACGGCGGGAGTCCTGACCAACGAGGACCTCGCGCGGGCCCTGGACGTTGAGACGATCTATGTGGGTAAAAGCGTCGCCAATTCTGCCGTGTCCGGGCTGACCGAGAGCAACGCTTTCATCTGGGGCAAGTTCTGCCTCTTCGCCCACATCAAGAGCAGCCCGGCGGCCATGACTCCCCAGAGTTGCCTGCAGCGCTTCCGCATGGCTGGCAGCACGGACGGTGCCGTGAGGCGCTGGGAGCCGACTCCCTACGTGGAGCAGATCGATATGCTCTGGAACGACCAGTTCGCCGCTCCGACTGTCAAGCTCGGCTACCTGTACTCCACCGTCGTAAGCTAGGAGGCTGCCATGGCTGAGACACTTCTATTTCAAGGCGTCGCGGTCAACCCCGCCAACGGCCTCCGCGTGCGACTCGGGCACAACGTCGAGACGCTCGCGGGAGCAAAGACTCTGGTTCCGCAAGACGCGCAGTTCCAACTGCTCGATCCTGACGGCTCACACCGCGATGTCACCCTGCCCGCCGAAGAGGCAAGCCAAGGGCTGTTCTTCATCATCAAGAACACCGCAGGCGGGGCTGAGAATCTGGTGGTTGAGGACGACGCAGCGGCCACCAAGGAAACTCTGGGCCAAGGCAAGTGGGGCATCTTCATGTGTGACGGTACCTCGTGGGAGACCATGGGTGTCCTGAGCCACGCATAACCCCGGACAAATAGGAGCGCCCCTATGAGTTACGAGGTCGCCGAAGGTCAAGAGTTGATCCACAGTGGCCGCCGCTTCCGAGCCGGGGCACTGGCTCCCAGCGGATGCGACGTTGACACCTTGTGCGCTGTTGGCGTGCTGGTGGAGGTGCGCAAGTCACAACCCGCATCGCGACCAGAGCCCGAGCCGGTGCCCAGCAGCGCGCGTGGTGGGTTCAACCCAGCCGACCCCGCCACCATCAAGCACGTGACGATCAAGGCCATGCCCGCCGCCCTGGCTGGCGTGTCTGACGTCGACACCTTGCGCGCCATGCACGAGGTCGAGGCCCGCAAGGGTGGACGCGATGCCATCCAAGAGCGCATCGGTGAACTGGAGATCGCAGGGTGAAGCTCCGAGCGCTGTGCAACCTTAGCCACCAGGGCACCCAGCTTGCCCCAGGAGACACGTTTGACGAGCCGAGCGAGTACAGCGCCCGCAAGCTGGTAGAGCGCGGCTGTGCGGCTCCTGCGGCGTCTCCGAAGAAAGCCACCAAGAAGAAGGCCAAGGCCGCCGAAGAGTAAGAGGATCCCGTGGCATACAACGCAGACATCGCCACGGCCACCTCTATGGCGCCACAGCTTGGCACCCTGAGCAGCACCAGCACCCCGACCAGCACGCAAGCTACCGTGATCTGGACGGCGGCCTACGATCAGGTCCGCGCGGCTCTGCTTGCCACCGGCATCGGTACGAGCCTCACCGGCTCCAGCATCGCCGAGGGCTGGGCCCAGCGGGCCGAGATGCTGCTCACGTCTGGCGCCGTGCTGATGGCCAAGGGATCCATCGGCATCAACGCCGAGAGCACAGCACCCAACCTGATCGAGATGGGCGAGTCTATGCTGGCGCGCCTGCCCCTGGTGCGGATGATGCTGCTCGACAACGGGGCGACCGCTGACAAGGGCAGCAGCGACAGCCGGATCGGTAGCCACTGGACGCGCGCCAAGGATCCCGACTGGGATCCTGCACCCGGCGGGGACGATGTGCCCTATGCGGCTACGCCGATTTTTCCTGACGGCTCGGATCTTTGATGGCGCTTTCTACCAAGTACGGATCGGGACGCGGCACGCTCTCGGTCGCCATGAGCGACGCGCGCCGAGGCGGCGGCCAGCCCGGCCGGATGTTCACCATGAGGATCGAGCCTGCGCCGACCGAGATCCAAGCCCGCTTCGAGCAGTGGGCGGATCTGATCGACAACTTCGATCCGGTCTTCGATGACGTGGTGAAGCTGTTTCACAAGCACGAGCGCGATCAGTTCCGCACTCAGGGCAAGCAAACCGGACCTCGCTGGCCGAAGCTCTCGCCCAAGTACGCGGCGTGGAAGCGCAAGCACTTCCCGGGTCGCCCGATACTGGTGCGCACCGGGGCGCTCCGGGGCGCGCTGGTAAGAGGTGGCCCGGGATCTATCGGCGGCAAGAAGGGGTTGCGCGGGGATCGGTGGCTTGAGGTCGGGATCGACCCTGGCTCCGACGTCGGCAAGTACGCTGTGGCGCACCAGTTCGCCCGGGGCCCAGCCTACCGCAAGCAGCGCAAGCCACGGCCGCCAGTGCGCTGGGATCCGTCCGTCTGGGACAAGGGGATCAAGCAGGTCGGCAAGGGCGGCACGGTGCCCCTGGGGACTGCCATCGCGCAACTGTTCCAAGTCCACATCATCCGCGCCCGCAAGCAGGCGCACGCCGACAAGCTGTTCTCTGATCGCTTTGACTTCAAGAAGATGCGGCGCGGCGTTATGCGCCTCAAGACTCGGTGATGCCATGGCGACCTTCACAGAGCGCGCAGTGGATGCGGTCTACTCCTACCTCGTGGACGAGACTACCGGGCTCAATGCCGAGACCCTGCCCGCCCTGCGCACTGCGCTCGGCGTCGACAGCAGCCTCCTGCCCGACGTTGCCACCGTCGAGAAGTGGTACCACCGCGCCGCTCAGGCGAACTCCTTCCCGTACATCTCGATCACTGTGGACAGCACCAGCGGGGAGGTCCAAGCGAACTCCCGGTTCTACGATGTGCGGATCCAGCTTGGGCTCGTCGTCCTCGATGCCAACATCGACGGTAACGAGGTCGACGTGGTGACCGCGATGTGGAGATATGGGGCCGCGCTGAACACCATCATGCAACGCCGTACCGGTGCCGGATCTCAGGGCTGGACACTGGGGCAGGCGAGCGGCATTATCAGAGCCACCATCACGGCCGAGACGCCGGGCGCAGACCCGGGGCTTGCGGTTCCCAATGTGGCACTATTGACAGACCTGCTCGTCAGGACGAGCGAAGCCTACTAGGAGAATTGAAAATGACCGGCCCGAAAGTTGACATCGGCAGAGCCCTCTCGGTATTCGTCTCCAGCCAATCCGGCCTCACCCTCTCCGACACGGCGGGCGAGAGCTACCCCGAGGCAGCCGATGCCGTCCGCGCCATCGGCAGCAGCGCGTCGGGGACCATGGCCTACAACCCGCGCGAGGATAAGTTTGGCACCGCCACGGCAGTGCCCGGGATCCAGCAGAAGCGCACAGCCGAGGGCAGCATCGAGGGCTACGTGATGCCCAGCGGCACGCGCACCACCGCGCCAGACATCGACGAACTGCTGACCAGCAGCGGTTGGGAGAAGGTCGACCGCAGCGGGACGACCACCACTGTCAGCGGCGGCAGCAGCACATCGGCTCAGGTAGATCTTGCGTCCTCAACCGGCTTTGTAGTCGGCGACGCTGTGATCGTGGAGACGGGAAACGGTACCTCGTTGTATGAGATGCGCCGGGTCACCGCGATCGACACGGGCGGCACCGACATCACGGTAGCGCCTCCACTGAGCTTTACGCCAGCAGCGTCGGCGAATGTCAAGGGAGCCATCGCCTACAAGCCAAGCGACGTTCGCGACTCATCTGAGGCCGCTCTGTGCGCCTGGATCCTGAACAATAACAGCGCGGACAGGCTCGGCGGCTGGACCCCTGGCGCCCTCTCGCTCACGATGGGCGGCGAGGACGCTGCACGCTTCTCGATCAGCGGCACAGCGCGCCGACAAGATCGGCTGTTCCAGACCGAGCTAGCGTCTCCGCTTTCGACGGGTGGCACCACCGGCGTTAGCATTACCGTCAACGATGGCCTCGCTTCGGCGGGCAACCTGACTAACACTTACTGGACCTTTGACGACGGAGCCACCACAGCCGAGACGGTCAAGCTGACCGCGATCTCCGGCGCCACGTGGACGATCACTAGGCGTGCGCTTGGCACCTCTGACCCCGGCACCACCTGGGCGGCCGGCACCAAGCTGCAGCCCTACCGACCCACCGGCACCTACGCGGGCGACCCCGTGCCAGCGACCAGCGGACAGATGGTCTTCGCGACCTATGGCGGCACCACCCCGATCGAACTGCAGTGCAGTGAGGCGACCCTGGATTGCGGCTTTGGGCTGGCGTACCGTGAGGACATCATGGGCGACTCCTACAAGGTAGGCGGCTACGTGATGAGCCCGCGCGAGGTGAGCGCAACGCTGAGCGGCTGGACCCTGTACGAAAACAACATGAAGGCCGCCATGCAAGCCTTCCAGACCACCGACATCGCCGGGGCAAGCTCTCAGCAGATCACCGTCGCCGTAGTCTGCGGGCAGACCGAAGGGAAGATGTTCGGATGGGTCGCGCCCAGGCTGCGCACCACGGACGTCAGCCTTGACCGTGGAGCCGAAGAGGTCACCCTGGACTTGGCAGGTCGCTGCGAAGGCACCAGCAGCGGGGAAGATGAGATCGTCTTGATGTTTGGATAGCACTAACCCCTAACCACGGAGCGCCCTGTGGACCTTCAAAGTTGGAAACGCCGCCGCTTCACCCCGACGTGGGGTGGCAATGACACGGAACCCGAACCATGCGTCATCGTGTACCACCCTCCGAGCGTCGGCTGGATGGCACGTTGGCGAGAGTTGGCAATCTGGGCTCCGACCCTGGACCCGGAACAGTTCGCCGAGCGCACAGGCGAGGACGGCTTTGCCGAGCGGGTGTCGGACTGGACCGACAAGGTGCAGGTCTTCCGCGACGAGATCCTGCACGCTTTGATCGTTGGGATCGAGGGCCTCACGCTGGACGGCAAGGACGTGGATCTCTCCGAGGCGATGGCCTTCCTGCTCGACAACGAGGGCCTGCGGGAAGAGGTGTTCAATGCGATCATCTCGGCCGGCACGCTGACGGACGCAGCGGAAAAAGACTAAGGGCGGCGCTCCAGTACACTGCCCGCCCGGCACCCAGCGCAGACCAGATCGAGTTGTGGGGCGACGACTGGCGAGGCTGCAAGCTGTGGGGCTCCTGCGGCGGCACTCGCTGCCAGGGCGACGGGAAGCCTTGGCGGTCGCCCGCGATGATCCCGACAGGCAACCGCAGGCCGCCGGGCGTACACCCCGAGGATCGCAAGCTATCCCGCTGCCCGGTGCGCGAGGTCAAGCCATCCGAGTGGCGCATCATCTCGGTATGGTCGGCGTGGCGCAGGCTGGGCGGCATGCCTGGGCCCGGCTGCGTGCAGGATCAAGAGGCGCAGCTTGTGGAAGCCTTCGCCGTGCTTGACTTGGAACGGGACTTGATCGGGGCGTATCACGCACAGGTCGCAGAGCGGCGGGCGCGCAATGGCTAGCGGCGGCGACATCAATGTAAAGCTTGGAGTCGAGGGCGCGGGCAAGGTCCAGCGGGAACTCAAGAAGACCGGAGATGCCGCCGTCTCCATGGGCAAGGGCGCCAAGACTGGGGCTGCTGGTGCTGCCGTTATGGGCGGCGCTCTCAGCACTGCCGGCTTGGGCGCTGTGGCGGTCACAGGCGCTTTCGGCAAGATGACCAAGGTGGTGATGAGCCCGGCCGGCGTGGCGGCCAGTGGCGCCGTCGCTGGCGTCGCCGTTGCGGCGGTCGGGGTCTGGGCCACCGTCAAGGCGGTCGAGGCTCTGTGGAAGGGTTACGCCCGGGTCCTGGGCGAGGCCGTCAAGATCTCCGAAGAACTCGACACGATCGGGAAAAAAGCCCGCTCTGTGGGCGCCGATCCTGAAGGGTTTCAGGCGATCATCGGCGCGTTTTCTTTGGCGGGAATCGAGGCAGGCGCGACACAGAAGGCGATTCAGCGGCTGAATCAATCCATGGGCGAGGCCATGAAGGCCACCCCGTCCAAGATGTATGTGGACGCCTTCACCAAGCTGGGAGTCGAGGCTCGAGATCTCGCGGAGTTGCCCCTAGATGAACGGCTGCTGGCCATAGCCGAGGGCATGAACGCCCTGGGCACAAGCGGAGAGCAGAGTTCCACAGGGGTCGCCCTCTTGGGCCGCGCTGGAAAAGACCTAAATGTCGTTTGGGAGGGCGGCCGTGAGGGGTTGCAGCGGGCTATTGACGACATCAAGCGCTTCGGAGTCGCCAGCAACAAGACCGTCCGTCAGTCCGAAGATCTGCAAGATGCGATCCTGAGAATGCGCCGGGCGTTCTTGGGTCTGCGCTACGAGGCGCTCGGCCCGCTGATCCCTGTCCTAACGGCCTTCGCCAACACCGTCGCCAACACGCTCGCGGGCCTCGACCCCAGGGCGGTCAATGACTTCGCTACCGCGATCACGACGATGGCTGCGCGCTCTGGTGAATCGCTCTTGAAGATCGGCATGATTGCCGAGCGCACCGCGCTCCGCCTCAAGGCTAGCTTCTTGTTTGCGCTCAGCGCGGCAAGGCTCGCGACCAACGATCTGGCCGGCGCCATGGGCACTTTCAAGGAGGCGCTACAGGCCCGAAAGGCCGCTCAGGAGGACGTCGCCAAGAGTGATGCTCGATGGCTTGCGCGGATGCGGGATCTGGTCAACTCGTACTCCCGGGCCATGAACGTGGCGGGAGGTCGGGCGCCGGGCGCCACCGTGCCGCCGCCGCCGCCGCCCGATGGCGGCACGGGCCACCGCCGGGGCGCCCCTGCTGCGGACGGCGAAACTGGCGAGGGCGCCGTTGATTTTATCTCAGAGCAGGAGGCCGCCCTCCGTGCGCTTGGGGTCCAGTGGCTGGCCATGTTTGACGAGATCGACCGCTCGCGGATGAGCGCGTTCCAACTCATCGACGACGCGGAAGAACGGCGCTTGGACAAGTTGCGCGAGCAACACTCCCTGGTCTGGAATCAGATCGAGGTGATGCGAACCGACGCCATCGAGGGCGACTCGGCAGAGCAGAAGGCGTTGGCCGAGCAGTTCCAGTTGATGGAAACCGCGATCCTGCAAGACGGGATCAACGCGCGAAACGCGATCCTTGATGAGGCTGCCGAAAAGGCGCGCCTGCGCAGAGAGCAAGCCCTGGCCGACGAGCAAGCCGCCGCCATGCAGTTCACCCAATCTTGGGGCAATGCCTTTGGGGCCATGGGCAACATGGTGGATCAGTTCTCCAACTTGATGATCTCGGCTATGGGCGAAGAGAACAAGGAGGCCAAGAAGGCTTCCAAGGTGATGTTTGGGATCAGCCAAGGCTTGGCCATTGCGCAGGCAACCGTCGCCATGTTCGCGGCGATTGGCGAAGCCAACAAGCTAGGCTACCCGCTGAGCATCCCGGCCATGATTGCAGCCGGCGCAACAGGAGCCGCCCAGATCGCCGGCATCGTCGCCACCAGCATCACCCAAGGCGTAGCAGATGCGGGCCTGCCTCCGGGCGCCCTGCGCGCTGCTGGGCTGAATAATCACACCATGCTCGCGGTGCGCAATGATGAGATGGTTCTGGATCCAGTCGGCACGCGGGCGATCTCCGAGATGCTGACGCAGCGATCCGGCGGGCAGCCGATGGTGGTCAACACTGTGCTAGAGATCGACGGGCACGTACTGGGCCAGACGGTTGACGCGCACCTGATCCGATCACAAGAGCGCGGGCTGCCCTACGGTGAGCGGGCCCGCTACGGGAGCACCTGATGGCGCGCACTGCTTTCTTCATGGACGACAGGCTCAGCGCGCAGCGGACTCTTGCGACCATCGGGCCCAGCGGTGAGCGCCCAGCGTCGCCGCTCAGCAACGCCCTTAACGACCGGCCGCGCGTGGTCTGGCAGACCCCGGCGGATGGCTACTTCTCGATCGACCGGAGCCAGTACATCGATCTCGATGAGGGTGGCGGGGAGATCGATGTTCAGTTGCCGCACTGCGTCGGCACGGGGCCCGCTGTGGCCCAGCAACTGGCGACCGCCATCAACTCCGACGCCGGCACGAGCCACACCTATGCCGTTCTCTACAATCCGACGATCGCGAGGTTCCAGATCACCGCGTCGAGCGACTTCTCGATCCTGTGGGGCACGGGCTCCCACGCAGACGGCGCGACGGTGCGCCCCTGGCTGGGCTTCGACAAGGTGGATATGACGGGATCGGCGTCCTACACGGCGCCCGAGGCGCGCTATGGAACGGACCACTGGGCAGTCTTTGACCTGGGCTCGGCCAAGGGGTTCACCCTGGGTGCCTGCATCCTTGAGGGCGGCGACGATGTGGCATGGAACACGGCCGCCAGCGTGGTCAAGTTGTACGGCAGCGCCAGCAACCTGGGCCCAACGGATCGATCCGTATGGGAGGCGGGCGCAGCAAAGACTTTGACATTCAGCAACCGGCCCGACGAGGACCAGAACAAGATCCAGATCGCGTTCGACACTGCCGGCGCGGCCATGAGCTATCGCTATTGGGCGTTCTCGTGGCGCTACTTTGACGACGATCCCCTGCACGCTGTGGGGCTGCTCAAGGCCCTGGTCGAGTACGGCAGCAGCAGCCGTCAGGTGACCCAACTGCGAGGCCATGGGCTGGTGGACAGCACCCCTGCTCTCGGTGTGCGGAGCTACTACCCGAGCCAGCGGCTGCAGGTCTGGCGCGCTCCGCTGAACTTCGACAACTGGGAGGCCAGCGACTACCGCAGCGTCGTCACCAAAGTGGTGCGGGCTGGCCGGGCGACGGGGTTGGCGTGGTCGCTGCGCTGGTCAGCCGTGGCAGACGGCACCTATGGCGCGGACGACGAGGCCGACAAGGGGTTCCTGCTGTGGGCAGCCCTGCAGGATTACAGCGAGGACGACTACGGCGGCGCAGCGTCTGACTTCATCTCGGGCGAGATCACGCTGGAGCAGGTGCGCTGATGGCGCAGCCGCTCGCCCTGCCCATTGACTGGGACAAGCCGCACTTGCGGATCGCCTACTTGGTCGAGGGAGTCTTTCGGGACACCTACGGAGGGCGGCACGTGGTGCGCTGGTGCGGGCCCAAGGACAAGACCGGCAGCGGGCTGCTGGCGCGGGCTTCGGTGGATGGCGTGGCCGTGCATGAGGACATCCCGACCGACCATCTACTCGAAGGTCACACGCATGACACGCGCTACACCACATCCCAAGAAGCCTTTCAGGGCAGGCTCTCGCGCTGCGTCTTCGACAAGACGCTCGGCACCATCAAGCAGAACGTGCAGGCGCTCTCACAGATCACGCTGACGGTCGATCTGGGCGACGACGATCTCGGCCCAACCGCACAACTTGACGTGTCGGCGCTGCGGGATATGGCAGTACATGGCCGATGGCGCGGGCAGCCGGTGCGGTTTACGCTGCTCGACCTTGACGATCCTGACCACATGGAGACGGTGGCGCAGGGCTCGTGGGACCGAGACCCCACCGATATGACGGATCGATCCTTCAAGATGACGATCGACGTAGCCGACGCGCTGCCGCCCACGCTCGACTGGCCGGCGTATCAGGTCCCGCAAAAGACCGACCAATGGATCGAGCCGGGGTCCGGCGGCATGGGGCTGGGCTCGTGGCCCGTGACGGTGCCTGCGGCGTACTACTTGAACCCTGATCAAAAGGGCAAGTGGCTAGGGCAGTTGTACGGCGGGATCAGCGTCGACAGTCTCTATCGCGAGCTAGTCATCTACGGTGTCGACAATACTGTCTGGTTCGCCCTGGTGTCGCCACGCTTCGACCAGTTCTGCTTCGATGTCTGGTACGAGAAGGATGGCGGCGGGATCACCCAGTGCAGCGCCATCGTGTCCACCATCATCTGCTTCAATAACGAGGATCCCAGGGTCGGCCCGCTCGGTACCTGTGTGCGCTTCACCACGCTCGGCGACTTCTCGCCGACTGGCGGGGCTCGCGCCTTCGGCAAGGTCGCCGGAGGACCGCACGCGATCAGCCGCCCCGCGACCTATGGGCCCACGTTTCCCTATGGCGCCAACCGTCTCGGCGACAACCTGCCCGCCGGAGCCGAGGCCATCCCGGACGTGTACGGCACCGACACCAAGAGCAAGCCGCAACTAGTCTTTGAGGATATGATCAGCACGCTGCTCGGCACGCCGCAGAACCTGCACCCTGACGCCGTGCAGGCCATCGCCAACTTCGTCCTGAACTACCTCCCGGCCGGCTCCGACAACCGCACCTGTGCGCTGCCGCTGCGCCTGACGGATGAGCCGATCTCGTTTCGGCGCGCGATGCAGGGCTTCATGCAGAGCATCCCGGCCGATATGATCATGAAGCGGGACCCGTCCTCCCAGACCTACGTGCGCAAGTTCTACGCAGTGCCCAGGCAGCAGCCGGGCGACAAGGCGACCCGCACTTTTACCGAGGCTGATCTGATGGTCAGCACGCCCAGTATCGGAACGCGCCACCGCAGCGACCCGGACGGAGTCTATGGCAACGCCGTCACCGTCGAGACTTCGGAGTACCTCGACGAGCCAACCTCCGATCAGGCCGAGGTGTCACTGACGCGCGTGGTCGAGTTGGCGGATCTGGCAGAGCAGAGCGACACCGCCACGGGGCTCGTGGTCGAGCAGAAGATCCCGATGCTCGGCTGGAACTTCCGCGACGACGCCACATTCGAGGCCGTGGCGGGGCTGCTGGAGGCTGAGCGATCCAGGCCACAGCCGGTGCTGGAAGCGGTCCACGGCTACCCGTCGTTCCGGCAGGAGTTGGGCGACGTGATCGAGTACGCCATCCAAGGGGTCTACAGCGGCCCGGGTCAGATCCGATCTATGAGGCTTGATCTAGACAAGCAAGCCGTTACAGTGCGATCATACCATCAACCCTCAGTGCCCAAGGTGGTCAGCGTCGAGGGCGAAGTGGCACGCAAGGACAAGGCCATGCAAGTGGCCGAGCACAAAGAGCCGGAGCGGGATCGGTCCCGGTTCGGTCAACAAAGGCCCGGCGCGTACCGGGCTGGATAGGAGCAGGGCATGCCGGGCGGAATCAGCTACATCGGCGACATGAGCGTGGTCGAGAGCGGTGGTGAGATCACGAGCCAGAGCGTCGGAGATAAGGCGCTCAAGAGCACCGCCGCCGACACCACCTCCATCGAGGTGAGCAGCACCACCGGCAAGCTCGGGATCGTGGACACCGGATCGTCCCTGGCCAACGGTCTCCAGCGCGACCAGTCTTCCAAGTACGCCGGGCACTGGCTGCAGGGCTCGCTCACCGCAAGCGATGCGGTCGCCGGAGTCTTCCAAGAGCGCAACACCTACGGCACCGTCCTAATCATCACGCGCGTTCTGATCTACGTGAGCACCATCGCGGGCGACACATGCACCCTTGACATTGGGGTGGGTGCTGGCGCAAGCACCAGCTACGCCACGCTGATCGACGGGCTGGACGTGCGCACCTCCACCGGAGCCTTCGATAACATCAAGGACAAGGGCACCTCCGGCGAACAGGTCCACCTTTGGGGTACCTCTGAATACGTCAACGCAAGCATGGCCACCGGCGCGACGTCGGGCCTCGCCGGCAAGTACGCCATCCACGTGATCGACATCAACGCATAACCCACCGCGCCGCCCTACGAGCAGCGGCGCCCAGCCAAGGAGCCTCGACAATGGCACAGACAATCCCCATATATATCAACGTTGACACCATCACCTCTGCGTCCCTGGCTGACGGGACCGAGACCGCGGAGGCGGCGATCACCACCAACAGTGGCGACATCACGGCGGGCTTGCTGTGGGGTGTGCACGGCGAACTATCGTCAACAGCCGGCCAAGTAGAGGTTCGCGCCTGGAACGATGAGAACAGCACGCGCGAACTCTACTCGGTTACGCTTGACTTCTCGGGCGGGCTCACGCAGTCGAGCGATCTGATGTCTGCGCCCGTGCCGTTTTTCGAG